TTTGTTTGTAATTTCTTTTTTCTTTTCTTGTTAATTTCATGAATGGTCTAACAAAGTTAACCCAAGCGTTATCACCTTTTGGTAGGAACTTAAAGAACCCATCTTGCATCATCATCTTTAAAAGATTCTTATATCCTCGTCCATCAGGGTCTAAACTCTCTCGATAATATAACTCAACTAATTCTTTCGCTTCATCAGTGATTAATGGTTTTGACAAATCTACTATTTTTTCATTAATAATAAAAAATTCTTCACCATACACCCCTGTTTTAGTTTTACCTGATAATAAATTTTGTAATACTTTATTATCTTTATCTTCTTTTAAAAGAGTCTCAGCCTTTGTTAAAATATCGGTAATAGTTACCGTTCGGTCAAGTAGTTCAGGGAATAATGTAACTAAAGTTTTCTCCCCTAAATAATAAATTCCATCTATATTATCTGACTTATCACCTGATAATATTTTATATGTTTTAATATTCTGATGCGGGAATTCATAGAATTGAATCTTTATCTTATCACCGTTTTTATAAACTTGTTTTGAGTTTGGGGAATAGATTGACACCTTATTTGAAATAAGTTGTGTCAAGTCTTTATCACCCGAAAAAATAGTTTTAATTTCGTCTTCAGATATTTGACAATAGTACGCGATTAAATCATCGGCCTCATTATTATCAATGACGATTTGTCTAACGAACATTTCTTCCAAATACTGTTTAATCCTCTCCTTTTGTTCGTCAAAGGAGTCTTGTTTAAACTCATTGAAATCACTTCGTCTGTGTTCTTTATATTGTGGATAGATAAGTCTTCTAGCAGATGAGTTACTAATACCATCCCAAAACACAACCACTTTATCAAAGTTTTGTTCATCGATAAATCTTCTGATTGTGTTTATGAAATGCCAAGTTCCTCCAACGTGTCTTCCTTCATGATAGAAATCTCTAACACCGTGAAAACCTATTTTAAAAAGATTGTTTCCGTCAATTATTAACGTTTTAATCACTTAGTTTTTTTTATAATGTTACGATTCTTTTTCTTCTCTTAAATCAAAGTCACCATCAGTTCCGATAATTTCTTTCCAATAGTCAGCATATTCTTTTTTGTATTTCTCAATTGATGCTTTTTCTTCTGAAGTTTCTTTTCCTGCAATAAATCCGTGTGGTGTTACAATAATTTTACCATCCTCATAACCTAAACCATTAATGTGGTTTTTCATTACAGACACTTTAGTTCTTGATGCGAACTTAATTGTTCTTTTATCTTTTGTTGCAGTAATTTTAGTTGTACCAGCACCTTTTTGATTTCCAAATAAGAAAACTAATGATGAGTTTAACCAAATTGCTTCACCACCTTTAGCTTTAATTTTTGGTTGACCAAATGGATTATCAGGTAACTCAACCCAAGGTTGATTTACAATAATTAAAGTATTTTCATATTTAGAATCTGCCTTACGAGACCCTGAAATTCTTTGATTAATACCCATACCAATCTTATCCGCTAATGTTGACGCATTGTGCATTTTACCACCCTTACCTTCAAAAGTCATCTTACAAGGAACAGAACCAACCGAATCCCACATAAAACATAAACTATAATCTAACTCACCTTTTTCTTGAGCATCTAATAAAGAATTAATATAGTCAGTAATTTGTTCAATATAATCAAAGTTATTATTAAAAATATAAAACCCATCCCAATCTAATTCTCCCGTCGCCTCATCAACAACTTCCTCACAATCAAAACCCATAAGTTTAGCGTGTTCAAAAGACCATTTTTGTTCTGTAATAATGAAAACAGGAAGAATTCCTTTTCTCTGAGCGTCAACCGCAGTCTTTACCAACGCAGTAGTCTTTCCTGTATCTGAATGACCTAAGAGCATATTTAAATGTCCTATTGCTGGTCCTGGTAGTCCAACGGCATCCAAAAAGTCATTACCCAAATCAAAAAATCTTTGTGGTTTATATTTTGCAGATGTTGAGAACTTGTCTTTAATCGATTTAAAATCGTTTTTCTTGATTGCCATAAATGTCTATGTTATTGTTTTTTTTTAGTTAAAAAATAAGAGCTTAGACATTTGCGTAGACATTGTGTCCATGTAAGTGTCCAAGCTCATTAGTGATATTAGAACGGCATATCTTCGTCAGGTTCTGCGTTCGCTTGTGGGTCTGAATTTACTTTTTTAGATTCTCCACCCATAGAAATTTCACCTTGTGATGAATTTCCATAGACAAAACCACCTTTGTCAGAATCCCAACGTGGTGTTTCTCCACGAGCAATAGCTTCAAGGTATTCCTCAGTTTTTTTAGAATAAACATCTTCCCAAGTTAACTCATCCTTAATCCAAGTGTTCGCCGACTCTTTGTTTTCGTGTACAGGAGCTGGGTCGTCATACATAACAGTTTGGATAACTGTGTACGTCGCACCTTTAGGTGTTTTTGCTTTGGTTAATTCAAGGATAATGTCACGACCGTTATCAGGGTCAGTAATATCACCTTTAGCTCTCCAAATAGGAATAATCTTGTCTAAGATACCCTCATTTTTGTAATTGTGTTTGAATCTCCAAAACTTAACACCATCAGACTCGTTATCACGGTCGATAACCTTAACGATGTAAAATTTACGAGATAAGTATTGTTTCGCTAATTCTTTGTCAGAATCTTTACCTGTTGAACGTAGTTCTTCATAAACTTCATTCAATGGTGAACGCTCATTGTCATTCTTACCTGGGTCATAGAATTTTTGGAATTTTCCGTCAACTTGAATCTCGTGATACCAAACTTCTTTAAATGGTGAAGAACCATCTGGAGTTGGTAAAATACGTAGTCTTCGTTGACCTTGCTTTTCATTATCCTTAAGGATAGCTGCAAAGTATTTTTTCATTCTTTCTTCTTGTGTGAATTTTGAGGTGCTAGAAGAACCACCTTGTTTTGCCTGCTCGTATTGAGCTAAAACTGCATCTAATGAATTTGTCGCCATATTTGTTAAATTATTTAATTTATTTAATTAAGTATAAGTATCAACTATGGGTTTGTCAAATAAATTTTAAACTAAAAACGGTCCGAAGACCGCTTTATATTTTACCTAACTTGTTTGAAAGAATCTATTTGGTCATTTAATCCTTCAAAGTTTCTAAATGTTTTTTTAATATCAACTGGTGAGTAATCCTCAACCTCATCTTGAGTTAAAATATACTCATTTTTTCCTGACTTTTCCATATCTTCTTCTTTATCTTCGAAGAAATCTGTTAATTTCTGATTAAATGGGCCTGAGTCTAAACTTCTAAGTTCCAATTTCTCTTGAGGAGTCTTTTCTCTATATTTTTCAACCTTCATTTCTAAGTCATTCAACTTATTCATGATATTATCCATTTCACCTAATTTACCTTCTAAGTCGGTAAGGTGTTTGAATAAGTTATCAAAATATTCTTCTTGTTTTTTCTCAACTTGTTTTTGGGAATTAACCAAGTCACTAATATCAAGTTCTTCAGTCTTACCTTTTTCTTCACCTACTTTTTCAACCTCAGGGTCAGTTGCAACATCAACAGGTGTTGGTTCTGTCACAGGTACCGCTGGTGGTGGAGGTATCGCTCCTGCATCCGCTGGCGGTGGTGGAAACGCTCCTGGGTCAGCGGGAGGTAAAACCCCTTCTTCAGGTGGTGGAGGTAATGTTGCCTCTTGTTCAAAGATATAATTGTTAATTGATTTATATCTTGAGATTTCCTCAATAATTCTATTGTCTACTCTTTTCATTTGATTAGCCGTTTAAAAGTTGCTTCACTCCTGTTAGAGTTTCAACCTGAATCTTTTTATTTTTTATCATTGTATTATCAACTCTTTCGATTAAACCATCTTTCATTCTGATAGTGTAACAATCTCCAGTGTCTAAATCACATACTTGTTTAGAACCATCACCTAAGTCTTTCTCAGTGCTTCTGGTATTTTTACCTAAATAGTTGTCTAATATTAATTTTGTGTCCATAATGGTGTTTATATATAAATATCGTTTATTATTAAAAAATTGCTTAGTTAGAGCCTTTGAATATATTAATGGCGGATTGAACTTTAGATTCAATATTACCCTTATCGGTTGCAGACATTTTATCATAGACGTTAATAGGGTTAATCCTTATCTTTGTTTCCGCAATATTTTCGTTTAATATCCAAAACTTACTAATTTGTGTTACACTATCATCTGTTAGTGAACCCATTCTTTGTTCCCATCTTCTAACTAACATAGTTACAGAATCTGAAAATGAATCAAAAACCGCGTTAGGGTGATTTTTACTTGAACAATAGAAATTTTTATTAGTATCAAAGTATGTGTCAGACCCTCCCCAATTTTGGTCTATAGTAATTCCCCCAAAATTATTTTCATAGGTTGTTAAACCAGTGCCATCATTTGACGCTAAATAAATTGTTGAGAATATTACTTTTTGTAGTTTTACATCACTAGTCAAACTCTTAATCGTAGTTATTGCGGTTTTAAATGTTA